GCCTTCCGTTGATACAGGGTTATGCCCGGGAAAACGCGGGTTTTTGATGACCACCAGCAAACCAGCCAGCGCCGCCTACGAGCGCCACAAGAAACGCGCCGCCAACGCCAAGCGGGCGGTGAGCGCCGAGGGTCGCGAGATCGGCGAGATGCCACCGGTCGCCGATCCCAAGCGGCGCGGGTTGTGCCGCCTCGACTTTCGCGCCTTTTGCGAGACGTATCTGGCCGACCTGTTCCCGCTGGCCTGGTCGCCGGACCACCTGACGGCCATCGCAAAGATCGAGGGCGCGGTCCTGCGGGGTGAGCTGTTCGCGTTCGCGATGCCACGCGGGTCCGGCAAGACGACGCTGTCGGAGGCGGCCTGTCTGTGGGCCATGCTGTACGGCCACCGGCAGTTCATCGTGTTGGTCGGGGCGGACCAAACGATCGCCAGCGCCATGGCCGACAGCCTGAAGGCCCAGATCGAGAACAACGACACGCTGCTCGAGGATTTCCCCGAGGCCTGCTACCCGGTGCGGTGTTTGGACCGCATTGCCCAGCGTGCGAAGGGGCAGACGTACCAGGGCACGCCGACCGAAATGCAGTGGGCGGCCGACCAGATCACGCTGCCATGGATCAAGGGCAGCGTCTCGGCCGGGGCCTGCGTCCGGGTCGCCGGCATCACGGGCCGGATCCGCGGCCTGAAGCACACCCGCCCCGACGGGTCGAGCATCCGGCCGAGCCTGGTCCTGATCGACGACCCGCAGACCGACGAGTCGGCCGCGAGCCCGTCGCAGTGCGCCACCCGGGAGAAGATCCTGTCGGGTGCGATCCTGGGCCTGGCTGGCCCCGGGTCGAAGATCGCCGGCCTAACGACGATCACGGTGATCCGCACCGACGACCTGGCGGACCGGCTGCTGGACCGCACGCGCCACCCGGCGTGGCAGGGCGAGCGGTCGCAGCTGGTGTACGACTGGCCCACGGCCGAGGACTTGTGGCTGGAGTACGGCGAGCTGCGGCGGGCCGGGCAGCGGAGCGGGGCGGGGACGGCCGAGGCCGACGCCTTCTACGCCGAGCGGCGCGAGGCCATGGACGCCGGCAGCCGGGTGGCGTGGCCGGAGCGACACAACACCGACGAGCTGTCGGCGATCCAGCACGCCTGGAACCTGCGGATCGACCGCGGGGACGCCGCATTTTTTGCTGAGTATCAAAACCAGCCGCTGGCCGACCACGTCGAGTCGGACAAACTTGACAAACGTCAACTGGCGGCCAGGGTGACCAACGTCCCGCGCGGCACGGTGCCGGGCAACCATCACCGCCTGACAGCGTTCGTAGACGTCCAGGACCGCGTCCTGTTCTGGCTGGTGGCATCGTGGTCCGACACGTTCGGCGGGCACGTCGTCAGCTACGGGTGCTACCCCGACCAGGGCGTCTCGTTCTTTGAGGCTGGCAGTGCCAAGCGGACGCTGGCCGCAGCGGCCAACGGGGCCGGGTTCGAAGCGGCGCTGTCGGCCGGCCTCGAGCAGGTGACGCAGACGCTGATCGGCCGGGACTGGCCGCGCGAGGACGGCACGGCCATGCGGATCAGCCAGTTGATGATCGACGCCAACTGGGGCAAGTCGACGCAGACGGTCCGCACGTTCTGCAAGCGGTCGCCGTTCGCGGGCGTGATCCTGCCGAGCCACGGCCGCGGCATCGGGGCCTCGTCGCCGGCGCTCAACGACAAGGGCAAGGCCCGCGGGGACCGGCTGGGCCTCAACTGGCGGATCGGCCAGGTCCAAGGCCAGCGGTCGTGTACCTACGACACCAACTTTTGGAAGACCTTCGCGGCCTCCCGGCTGCGGCTGGCCACGGGCGACCCGGAGGCGATCGTGTTCTGTGCCGGGGAGCACGACATGCTGTGGGACCATCTGACGAACGAGTATCCGGTGCGGACCGAGAGTGCCCGCGGCCGGGTGGTGGACGAGTGGAAGCTGTCAGGCACGCGGTTTGAAAACCACTGGTGGGACTGCCTCGTCGGGGCGGCCGTGGCCGCGAGCATCACGGGCGTGAGCCCGGCGGCGACCGAGACCGGCGGTCGGGCGAGGCGCAAGGCGGCGATCCCGACCACACCCGGTGGCGCCAAGCGGATCGAGATTCGCAAACTTGGCACATGAGCGCCCCGCTGATCACGTTCGTCGGGTTTGTGTATCTCGCCGTCGCCCTCGACCAGTGGTCGAAGGGCTCGCCGATGGCGATCGCATGGGCAGGCTATGCCCTCGCGAACGTGGGCCTCGCGCTGGCTGCCAAGTAGCCAGACCCCCTGCGGGTTTTCTGCGGTCTGGCCTACCGTCGCAGCATGAGCGACGAGATCCGTGACGCCATCGAATCGACCGCCAAGGGGCCGGCCCGTGTCCGCACCGACGCGGGCGAGGTCGAGGCGCAGGACATCACCAAGCAAATCGAGGCCGACAAGTATTTGTCAGCCAAGGCTGCGGCGTCGACCACCAAACGTGGTCTGCGGTTCAACCAGATCATCCCCAACGGCTTTTCCTAATGGCCTTCCTCGACCTGTTCCGCGGCCGCACGCAGCCCCGCCAGCCGGTGGCGCCGGTGGCCCGCGCCCGGTTTGAGGCGGCCGAGCGGGGCGACGACTACAAGCACTGGGCCGGGGCCGACGCCTTCAGTGCCGACGCGGCGCTGTCGCCCGAAAAGCGCCGCATGATGCGGAACCGCGCCCGCCATGAGCGGGTGAACAACTCCTACCTGGCCGGCATCTCGGCCACGCTGGCCGGCGACCTGATCGGCACCGGCCCCCGCCTGCAGCTCGACATCGGCGACGTGGACGCGGCCCGCACCGTCGAGCGAGCGTTCTACGACTGGGGAACCCTGATCGACCTGCCGGCCAAGCTGCGGACGATGCGGGAGGCGATCGTCAGCGACGGCGAGGCCTTCGCCATGATGATCAACAACGGCCGCCTGCCGGGCGTGCAGCTCGACCTCCGCTTGGTCGAGGCCGAGATGGTGGCCACGCCGACCGAGCTGATGGCCCAGTCGATCACCGTCGAGGGGAACACCGTCGACGGGATGGAGTTCGACGCCACCGGCAACGTCACCGCCTACCAGGTGTTGAACTACCACCCGGGCAGCAACTACCGGATCAATACGCTCGAGTTCCGCCGAGTGCCTGCCGCGGCGATGATCCACTGGTTCCGCCGGGTGCGGCCCGGCCAGAACCGCGGCTACCCCGAAGTTGCCCCGGCCCTGCGGCTGTTTGGCCAACTGCGCCGCTACACGGAGGCCGTGATCGCGGCCGCTGAGACGGCCGCCGACTTCGCGGCGTTCATCCACAGCAACAGCCCGGCCGCGGAGGTCGACGAGGTCGACAGCTTCGCCGAGTTGGAAATCCGCAAGCGGTCGCTGGTCACGCTGCCCGAAGGCTGGGACATCTCGCAGCTGAAGGCCGAGCAGCCGACCAGCACCTACAAGGATTTCAAGCGCGAGATCCTCAACGAAATCGCCCGTTGCCTGCAGCTGCCGTACAACGTCGCCGCGCTGGATTCGTCGTCGTACAACTACGCTTCCGGCCGCATGGACCACCAGGTCTATGCCATGAACCAGCGGGTCGACCGCGATCACCTGGAGCGGATCTGCCTCGACCGGGTGCTGGCGGCCTGGGTGAACGAGGCCAGCCTGGCCGGCGTGATCCCCGAGGGCCTGCCGCCGTTCAGCGAGTGGAACTGGGCCTGGGTGTGGGACGGGAAAGATCACGTCGACCCCGGCAAAGAAGCCAACGCCTGCGAGACCCGGCTGCGGACGCTGACCACGACCCTGGCCAGCGAGTACGCCCGCCAGGGCAAGCGGTGGGACGTCGAGCTGCGGCAGATTGCCGCCGAGCGGGCGCTGATGGACGAGTTGGGCCTGTCGATGGCACCGGCCGGCCTGCCGGCCCCGACACCGCTCGACGAGCCGGAGGAGGTGCCGCAGTGATCGAGGACTGGGAAGGCTTCGACGACGACGCCACCGACATCATCGGGGAGACCATCTGGCTATGAGCGACAAACTTGCGTTCTCGAGCGGTGTGGAGTTTCTGCAGGCTGCCGACGGAGAAGCGGCGGCCGGCCCGCGGAAGTTCCGCATCGTCGCCTACACCGGCGCGCCGATCCGCCAGTCGTGGTCACGGGAGCCCGTGATCATCGACATGGCCGGCATGACGCTGCCGCAGACCGTGCCGATCGTGGTCGGCCACGACTACGCCATCGGGTCGATCCTCGGCCAGGGTACGCCGAGCGTGCAGGGCGGGCAGCTGATCGTCGAGGGCGAGATCCTCGCCGACAACGACAACGCTCGCCAGGTGCTCGCCCTCGCGGCCGCCGGCTACCAGTGGCAGGCCAGCGTCGGTGCCGACGTCGGCCGCCACCTGCGGTTCGGCGAAGACCAGATCACCACCGTCAACGGGCAGACCGTCCAAGGGCCTGTCCGCGTCGTACGCGCCTCCACGCTGCGGGAGACGTCTTTCGTCACGTTAGGGGCCGACCGCAGCACGGCCGTTTCCATCGCCGCAGAAGCGGCAGAGGAGAGCACCATGGCGGCTGACGCCACCACCAAGCCCACGGACGAGGTCGTCGAGACCGCGATCGTGGCGGCCACGGCGGAGGTCGCCGTGGAGCCCGTTTCTACCCCCGCCGTTTCGGCCGACACCACCGCCCTGGTGGCCCAGCTCGAGACGCTGACCAAGAAAGTCGAAAACATGGAGAAGCTCCAGCTGACCCGTGACGAGCGGCCGGCGGCCCCCGCGGCCCACGTCGTGACCCACGCGGCCCCGACGGCCGAGGTGATCGAGGCCTCGTTCGCCCTCCAGGGCAACCTGCCGGGCATCGAGCAGAAGTACGACGCCAAGGTGCTCGAGGCGGCCCACAAGGCCCGCCGCGAGATCAGCCTCGGCGAGGTGCTCATTCAGGCGGCCGTGGCGAACGGCTACGACGGTCCCCGTCGCGTGAACGCTTCCACCCTTCGGCCGATCCTGGCCGCGGCGTGGGCGACCCACTCGATCTCGGGCATCCTGTCGAGCACGGTCAACAAGTTCCTCCTGGCCGGCTTCGACAGCGTCGAGTCGGCCTGGCGGTCGATCTCGTCGGTCCGCAGCGTCAACGACTTCAAGGCGATCACGCAGTACCGCCTCAACGGCGCTTTCTCTTTTGAGAAGGTGGCCAACGGCGGCGAGCTGAAGAACGCCGCGGCGTCGGACGAGAGCCGGACGATCAGTGCGGAAACCTACGGGATCATGACCTCGGTCACCCGTACCGACCTGATCAACGACGACCTCGGGGCGCTCACGGCGGTGCCGCAGCGGATCGGCCGCGGCGGTGCCCTTAAGCTCAACGACGTGTTCTGGGCCGAGTTCCTCAACGACTCGACCTTCTTCACGACGGCCAAGGGCAACAAGAAGACCAGCGCCACGGCCCTCGGCCTGGCCGGTCTGAAGGAGGCCCTGGCCCTCTACCGGAAGCTAAAGGACAGCGACGGGAAGCCGATGGCGACCCAGCCGCGTGTCCTGCTGACGCCGGTCGACCTCGAGATCACCGCGGCGGAGTTGATGAACTCCATCCAGATCTCATCCGGTGCGACCAGCGGCCAGCCGTCGACGAACGTGTTCGCCGGTCGGTACGAGGTGGTCAGCTCGACCTACCTGACCGACACGGCCGACTACTACCTCCTCGCCTCGCCGGCCGATCTGCCGGTGATGGAGGTGGCGTTCTTGAACGGCGTCCAGAGCCCGATCGTGGAGACGGCCGAGGCCGATTTCAACGTGCTGGGCGTGCAGATGCGCGGCTACTTCGACTTCGGCTGTGCCAAGGCCGAGGACAAGGCCGGCGTGAAGATGGACGTCTGACCCCTGTCGTGAACAACAACCCGGCGGGCGGGAGCCCAAGCCCGCCCGCCGGATTTCACCCAACCGCTCCCCTAGTTTGAAAGGTTTGAAACCATGGCTTCTTACGTCCAGAAGGGCGACGTCCTCGACTACACGCCGGGCACCGCGGTGGCGGCTGGCGACGTGGTCGTGATCGGTTCGCTCGTCGGTGTCGCTCCCCGTCCCATCGCCGCCAACGCCCTCGGGTCGCTGGCTGTCGAGGGCGTGTTCTCGATGCCGGTCGCCACGGGTGCCACCGGTGCCCAAGGCTCGGCGATCAACTGGGTGGCCGCCTCCGGCGTGGCCCATGCTTCGACCGGCGTCACCGCCGGCAAGCTGGCCAAGGCCCGGCTGGTGGGCGACACCACGGTCGACGTGATCCTGAACAAGTAGTTTCCCGGACCACCTGCAACCCCCGGCCGGTGCGCGATCGCTACCGCGCGCCGCCGGGGCGTTGTGGGCGGAGGTGACCCATGGCCGACATGCTTTCCGCCGGGGCTGCCTGGCTCACCGACCGGCTGCGTGCGAGCGCTGCCGCCACGGTGGCCTACGTCCGCGGTGCGAACACGGCCACGGTGCCGGCCACCATTGGCTCGTCGACGTTTGAGGCCCAGAACGGCTCCGGCGTCATCGAGCAATGGGAGAGCCGGGACTTCATCATCAAAACCGCCGAGTTGCCCTACGGCGAGCCGCAGCGGGGCGACAAGATCTACGAGACGCTGGGCGGGGCCGCCAACGTCTACGAGGTGTCGGCCCCTCGAGGTGTGCCGCTGTTCCGCTACGGCGATGCGTTCCAGACCTGCGTCCGGGTTCACACCAAGCGGGTCGACGTCGACGTCCAGTACCTGGTCACCGAGCAGGGTGACGAAATCGTGGTACCGCTGCAGGTGAACTGATGCCAATCCAGAAGCGCGTCAGCGAGCTGCCGGCCGTGACAGGCATCACGGGCACCGACATGCTGATCATGTCGAGCAGCTCGGCCACCAAGCGGGTCACGTTCTCGCAGATCACGACATACCTGCAATCCGCAGGGCTCGTCGGTGCCACCGGCCCGGCCGGCAGCGGCGAGGCCTACCAGTCGGCGACGGCGCCGGCTTCGGCCACGGCAGGGGCGACCTGGTTCGACACGACGACAGGCCAGTATTTCGTCCGCTACGCCGGGGCGTGGGTCGAGGTCGGCGGTAAGCACTACGCATAGGTGACCAATGCCCTTCTACCAACTCCCCTCCGGTGCCTCGCCCGTGCTGGCTGGCAGCGCGCCGCCTACCGGCGGGATCGGGCAGAACGGTGACCTGTTCATCGACACTTCGAACAAATTCCTGTACGGCCCCAAGGCGGCCGGCAGTTGGCCCAGCGGAATCAACCTGTCGCTCGGGCCGACCGGGGCGACGTCGACGGTGACGGGACCGACGGGGCCAGCGGTGACAGGGCCGACGGGCGGGATCGCGTTTACCGTCGGCCCGACTGCGCCGACGGCCCCAGACTTGACGGTGGCCGGGGCGGTCTGGCTCGACCAAACGACCGGACGGTATTTCGTCCGTTACCAGACGCAGTTCATCGAAATCGGCGTCCAGGGCGAGCGCGGCCCGACGGGCAACACCGGGCCACAGTCGACGGTCACCGGACCGACGGGCGCCCAATCGACGGTCACAGGTCCGACGGGCGGCGTGGCGTTCGCGGCCACCGGCCCGACCGCCCCCAACCTGACCGCGGCCGGGAGCGTGTGGCTCGACACGGCAAGCGGAAAGTATTTCGTCCGCTACGACGGCCAGTTCATCGAGATCGGCGTTCAGGGTGAGCGCGGCCCCACCGGCCCTGCCGCCACCCGCGGGGCCAACATACAAACGCTGGCGACTGGCATCACGCTGACGGAAAACTCCGCCCGCTACCAGTTCCTGACCGCCACCGGCAGCTCGCAGACGATCACGCTGCCGACCGGCATGGGGTCGGGCCTGGACTATGTGATCAAGGAAGTGGATTCGTTTCTCGGGCTTGAGGTGAAGACTCCCGCCGCGGTCACGGTCGTCACGGTCTACAGCACGCCGCAGCTCATCGTCTGGGACGGCTCGTCGTGGCGCGTCATTTCGTATTCCTCGTAGTGCAAGGGTGAACCATGTCTCTCAGCTTTCCCACCGGACCGACGAACGGCCAGCAGGTCACCACGGGTGGCCGGACGTATCAGTGGAGCGGCCAGGCCTGGACGCTGGTGGGCAGCGGGATCGCCGGGCCTACGGGCGTTACCGGACCGACGGGCAGCACCGGCGCGGCCAGCACGGTGACCGGACCGACGGGCAGCGCGGGCGCTGCCGGAGCAGCTGGTGCCACAGGCGCGTCCTACACGAACGTGGTGACCACGCCGGCCGTCTTGACCGCCAACACGACGGTCACCGGATACAACCCGGGGGCCGGCGACATCTACCGCCTGGCGGTGACCGGCACGACGGGCGTCAATCTGCGGGGCCTCGGGATTACTGGCGTCGACGGTGACGCCAAGCTGCTGATTAACGTGGGGGCCACGGCCCCGATCACGCTCCAGCACAACACCGGCAGCAACGCCAACGCCTATTTTTCCGTGCCGTGGGCTGGCGACTACGTCATGGACAGGGCTGGCGGTGCCGCCCTAGTCGTCTACGACGCCACGTCGGCCGTCTGGCGGGTCGTCTGACCGGCATTTCACTACCCTACGGACACCCTGCGAATGTGTGCGCTTGATACTCGGCTGTTCCGACCCACGGCTTCTGGCTTCAACCCGGCCAGCATCTCGGGTATTGCCAACTGGTGGGATGCGAACGACGCGAGCACGGTGACGCTGAACGCCGGGGCCGTCGAAACCTGGACGAGCAAGGCGGGGCTGAAGAGTGCGGCCACGCAGACCACGGCCAACAACCGGCCCGTGACCACCACGGTGAACGGTAAGACCGCGTTGTCGTTTGACGGCAGCAACGACGGCTTGAACTTCACAGGAACCAGCCGAACAGACGAGACATGGATCATTGCCGCAGCTCAGACGGCAGACCAATCTGGTCAGCGGCAAATGCTGTCAGATGGCGGCGCCGGCACGGGCATGAGTGCCACCAAGGCGGCGGTAAAGTTCTTAGAAGTTGCGTTTGGTGGATTTACCGAAGGGACAAACCGGTTGCGTGTGCAATACTCAGCAACTGCATCAGCCCTCATGGGGCCAGGCGTGTTCACCTGCGTTCGGTCGGCTGCTGGCGGCGGTTTCGTGTTTATCGACGGAACCCAGCGAACAGGTGCCGTGAGCCCGTTTGCCTCGTCGTTCAGCACAAGCAACGCTGACACGATGTCACGCATCGGCTACTACTCTTCCTCACTGTTCCAGTTCCAAGGCTGGATAGGTGAAATCCTGTGCTACGACCGCCCGCTGTCCGACTCTGAGCGGCTCAAGGTCGAACGCTACTTGGGCAAGAAGTGGGGGATTACGGTCGCATGAAGTATTACCGCACCGCCGACGCCGCGCTCTACGAGTCGATTCGCCTGCAACTGGACGCCGCGTGGGGCCACCCGACGCCGGACGGTCGCACGCTCACCTGCTTCGACCCGGCCGCCGTCGCCCCGCGTGACGCTACCGGCCGACTGCTGTTGGCCGTGAATGACGAGTTCATCACTTGGGAGCCTGCCGCCACGCTGCTACCGCAACTGCTCGCCAGCGGTGCGGTGGAGGAGATTGATGCGGAGGCGTACCAGCCAGTGCCGCCGGTTTTGCTGGGCAGTTCTAGTCATCAGGACCGCTAGCCGACCCCCTCCGGCCCGCTGTCGGCCCCTGCGAAACTGCGGGGCATGATCGACAGCCTGTGCCACCTGGCGGCCCACGCCTACCACTGCGGCGAGATCGAGGCCGGCCGCCGCGCCTGCGAGCGAATCCTGTCGACGCCGGACGTGTCGGCCGAGGTCGCCATGGTCACGCGGGCCAACCGGATCGTCTACACGCCGCTCCTGGCCGAGTTGGCGAGCCCGACGTTTCACCGGATCGACATTGCCCCGGCCCACCAGGGCTGGTCGCTTTTCAACCCCACGGTGATCGTCCACGGCGGCGACCTGGTCGCCATCGTCCGCTCGTCGAACTACGAGATCGTTGACGGCCGATACGTCATGCCCGAGGCCGACGGCCAGACGATCCGCACCCAGAACCTGCTGGTCCGGTTCGACGCCGAGCTGCGGCCCGTGTCCTGCCGGCCGCTCGAGGTGGCCTACCCAAAAACGGAATACCCGGTCGACGGGCTGGAGGACTGCCGGCTGCGGGCCGTGGGCACCGGTCTGGGGATTTCGGCCACCGTCCGCAACGTGGCCCCGTTCGACGGACGTTGCCGGATGGCGGCCGGCACCATCGACATAGCCACGGCCACGGTCACCGACCTCCGGGTGCTCGACGGGATCACCACGCAGGAACACGAAAAGAACTGGATGCCGATCCTCGGCCGTGGCGGGTGGGTGTACGCCTGCCGGCACGGCGGCCACGTCGTGACCATCGACCAAGACCACGACCTGCCCGGCGGCTGGCAGATCGTGCGGCGGAGCCCGGCCCCGGTAATCGCCAGCGAGTTCCGCGGTGGCTCGCAGCTGGTGCCGTTCCGGGGCGGGTGGCTGGCCGTGATTCACGAGGTGGCCCACACCCCGCGGGGGCGGTCCTACGAACACCGGTTCGTCTGGTTTGACGAGCGGCTGGCGCTGGCCCGCATGTCGCAGCCGTTCTGGTTTAAGGAGCCGCGGGCCATTGAGTTTGCCGCCGGGCTGGCGATCCTGCTTGGCCGCGTGATCGTGTCGTTTGGCGTGCGGGACGCCGAGGCCTGGCTGGTCGAGCTGCCGGAGGAGGAAGCGTGGCAACTCTTGTCACCGGTTACGTCCGGCTGAACGCCGGCCACCGGCCGCACGC